TTTTGTATTGGGTTTTTGAGTTATTATAGACATGATGCGAATAACATAACATTAAACATGATCGCTTATGTACATATTATACAACGGAAGCCAACCGCAGCGCCAACAGGACGATAACGCCCAAGATGACGCATGCGATTGACGCCCGCAACACGCAGAGCCCGGTGGGCGAGTCTGCGTACCCGTTAAGCATAACCCCACCGATTAACGGGTGTTCAAGTGGTGAAAGGAGCGAAGTGGACAATCAGCTGCGAGCCATTGCCTGTGCCGTCGATGACCAACGCGCTGTAAGTGATCGCCGCGATCTTTGAAAACTGGACCACGGCATGTTCCTTGTCGATCTGGATCAAAAAGGTTTGATGCACTGCTTTACGGTCGGTCAGGTTCGACGAAACCTGGCTGTACCCGACGTTGTAGTTGACGCCCCCAATGGGAGAGACAACCCCCCACAACTTACCAAACGATGGATCGGCAATGGAAGCACCAAAATAGCCGGGCGTGTTGCTCGCTTGAGTCGTGGTGAACGTACAGGTCCAATCCAACACGTAGTACCCCGGTGTGCGAAAATACAACCTGTCATATGACGTGACGTCGTAGCCGACAAAATAGTCAGCAGCACCAGAAGGTGCCTGATTGAACACTGTGAGCGAGCTCATGCCACCTGGCACGTTACCTCCGAGCCCATTAATGTTCAGCGGGCCCTGGAAAGCATTGCCACTTGCCCCAAGTCCAAACAATCGAGTGTCCATAATGCCGGCAGTCGTGTCCAACGATCGGACAGTTCCGACCTTAAAAGCTTGCAACGACGGTGCCTTGTACAGCAATGGCTCAATCAGCTCGATGGTGTAATGGACCCAGAGCTCCCCGAGCAGTGTGTTGTTGGGAATGGCGGACGGTGTGCCTGCCAACGCCAACGTGAAGCGCACAGGGTCGGTGAATGGAGTGGTCTCCATCGAGCCTGTGCGCACGTTGTACCACTTGAAGTTGTTGTCGGACATGGCGCATTCCACCCCACAAACGGCTGAATTGCTGGGCTTAAAACTGACCGCGTGGGTAGCCGCCTCCATCTGCTGCTTCGTGACCCAATTCGGCTGATTGATGTTGTATATGGGCGCCATGACAACCGAACCCAGCCCCACGTTCGCACTGTAGTCCGAGCTCATGGTGCGATACTCGAAAAGCAGTTGCGTGAACCTGAACTTGGTGTACTGACGCGCAATGGCAGCAAGCCAAGGGAATGTAGTCTCCGTGCTCGCGTTAACCGTAAAGTCCCTCAAATCAAAACCAGAGGAACCGACGGTGGTACGGACATCGGAGACAAATTCACAATTGCTTATAGTGTGGGTGCGACTCTTGGATGGTCTGGCGGACGTGTGCACGATGTCATTCATCACATAATCCCCAAACCCCGTAAAGCGAGCCAACCCCCTCCCGAGTGCAGCCCCTGTGCGTTCAAAACTGCCTTTCGGAACTTTCTGAGCCACACGTTGTGCGACCACACCGGTTAACGCCTTTGCCATAGCTCCCAGTGAATACATGCCATTGCCCTTGAACGCGTTGCCCTTTCCACGAACGCCAGCGCCGCGGGCTTTGGTTTTGTTGTTGTTGTTTTTCTTGTTGC